TTATACTCCTTTTCTCACTAACTCAGCCGCTTTTAAAAAGACCTCATCTTCGACACCATCCCCCTTCTGCCTGCCGAGCCTTACCAGCTCAGCGACAATACTTTCACGGTTGATGATCTTCTGGGATGAAACCAGCCCGATAACGGCGGCACCAATCGCCAGCCCAACTAATCCTGTCTGCTCGTCTTTATTTTTCATAGAAGCGCTCCCTTGTCCCCCTCAAAAGCGTAGCAGGAGAAATGTAAAACGCGCTGGTACGCGGGAATGAGATCCGTGCTTTATCTCAGCTGTTCGCCAGGCAAAACAGTAGGGGTTCTGAGCGGTTATCAGACAACGTTGAAGAGGACAACATGAATAGCGGTGCGCATAGAGAGGCCGAATGGGTGTTAAAACCGCCTTCGAAAAGGCGGCAGGTCATTACTCTGGATCTTTATCGCCTGATTCAGGCGCTGAGCCAGGATCATCTTTCGGTTTTTTTCCATCCTTATCCGGGTTATCCGGGCTGGGATTATAATCAGGATGGTCACCATTAACGGGACGGTCAGTCATTTTCACCTCCGTTTTTACTGCGTAAGCTGTAAGTGTAGACAACCCTTCAGTCTTAACCAAACTTCTCCTGTGGAGCTCATTTGTAAATCGTGCTGGCATTCGGCGCTGCAATCCGTACCATACACGACACACTTTCGCATGCTGGTTTTTACCGGTAGCCGCAAACCCGTCTTTTATCGCTAACCAGATGGGGCACGTAAATGCGCAGATGGTGTATGAAATCTATGCTACATGGATAGAAGAGATGAACACGAAGCTGACGCTTTGAAATCGTTTTCCTCACCCTGTGCCCCATTTGAGATCTGAGTAACGAATAGATGCAACAAAATCAAGAAATTAACAAGAAAGAACAGTACAACCTGAATAAGCTACGCTGATTTTTCCAACTCATTGATATCATTTATTTTCTCAACTTATTCAATTAGTTATAGCATAATAACTTCTCCCTAAAGCTACCCAGACCTACATTTTCAGTGCCCTTTTTTTGCCCCTATTCCGCATTTTTGCCCCTAAATTTGCCCCTAACTTTACTCAGTGCGTACCTCATTTTCTCCCTGCCCTATACTTTCAGTCTGAGTGACTGGAGGTTTCTATGTGTGGACGTTTTGCACAAGCACAAACCCGTGAACAATATCAAGCTTACCTGGCCGACGAAGCCGATCGTGACATTGCCTATGACCCGGAACCTATTGGACGCTACAACGTTGCGCCCGGTACCAAAGTTCTGCTGCTGAACGAACGCGACGAGCAGGTGCATCTCGATCCAGTGTTCTGGGGCTATGCGCCCGGGTGGTGGGATAAGCCGCCACTGATTAATGCTCGCGTCGAGACTGCGGCCACAAGCCGCATGTTCAAACCTCTCTGGCAACATGGCCGGGCGATATGCTTCGCCGACGGATGGTTCGAATGGAAGAAGGAAGGCGACAAGAAACAGCCCTACTTCATTCACCGGGAAGATGGCCAGCCCATTTTCATGGCGGCGATTGGCAATACGCCATTCGAGCGCGGCGATGATGCACAAGGCTTTCTGATTGTAACGTCTGCAGCTGATAAAGGTCTGGTCGATATTCACGACCGCCGGCCTCTTGTTCTGTCACCTGAAGCGGCACGCGAATGGATGCGCCAGAACGTCGGGGGAAAAGAAGCAGAAGAGATTGTCGCTGACGGCACGGTTCCAGCCGACAAGTTTATATGGCATGCCGTTACTCGTGCAGTGGGGAATGTGAAGAATCAGGGGCCGGAACTAATCGAGCCGATTTCGTGAGCTGCGTATTCATATCTGTAGCCCATCGTCTATTGCATGATTGAAGAAGAACGTCGTCCGGCCCAGCACTTCAATCTGCTCCAGCGCTGCTCCTTATATCGCCTCTCCATCATCAGTTATGAGCGCCCTGCCCATTAGCTTGGCAAATTGTGTGTGGCCATCGCTAAGTATTAACAACACATCTCCGGGTGTCTTGTTCACTACAGGTTCGATAATCGCAAACCCCAAATCAGTTTCGAGTACACGACTATCGGCACCCATGTTGCACAATACTTCGGGAGTGGGCTGGCGCTCGACGTAATCGGAAGCGGGTGATGCAAATCCCATCAGTGAACCCTCCCCATATTGCGTAAGATCCAGTAACGATTGTCACTGCCGTCTGTCGTCTTGTTAGCGAAGCCTAGCTGGTTGCGCTCTATCCATGAATTTGCATCGGCCCTAGTGAAATGCCAGCTGAACTCCCGCAACTTTTCAATGAAGTCGTCAGTTCTCAGGTAACGATAACCCTTAGGGTTAAGCTGTATAGACGCAACGAAAGCAATTTTTATGTCTTATATGCGTGACATCATGACCTCAAAAAAGCACTGTGTATATGCACAGTATATTTTGAAGATGCGAATGGTCAATCCTAGTATTACCTATCAATCTTTTACAATGAGTAAGCCATTGAGATAATTGGAGACTACAAGATTTTACAGTGAACAGATGGCGACATCATAGATAATCGCCATTTTTTCTGTCTAGAAGATCTCCGATTAAAATCTAATACTAAATATATTTTTCATGTGCGATTAAAATTTACCCGTCACATATTTTATATTTTTTAATTAAAAAATTTTCCTTGGACTCTATGAATAGATAAAGCCCTCAACGATTAGCCCCATTGAAATCGGTTTTGCTAAATAATAATTTAACACCGACATTTGACAGATGACTCCCGCTGTTATATAGAGATCCTTCGGTAGTGATTATTTTGCATCCTTTATTATCACAAATAAAATCAACAGGTCTAATTATAGTTAGGTTTTCTTTATTAACGATTACAGAATCTAATTTCTTAGCAAATTCTATAGCATCGGTTTTCCCTTTGATATTTTTCTCGTATATAATACCGTCAAATTGGGGTTTAAGATCGGTTATTAATGATAAATACATTTTCTTTGCATCTTCAGTAACAGATGGGATAGGGTAAATAACGATTACATTGTGACCCAATGCCTGGAGAGTTACAATATTCTTAGAAAAAGACTGCCATACCTCATCCTCATTGGCTCTAATGCCATAGCTCAAATTATTCCTACCGTCTTCCAGAGGATTGTTTGTTGCAAGCTTACCCTCCCGGAAGAAATAATAATTTGCTGAGATAATGATATTCTTTCTTTCTTTGAAACTTTTTATAATATTCCATCTACGCTTATTAACTTCAACGCATTCTGGTACATTACCAAACCAAAAATCATTTACGAAAGGGCATTGCTCATAAGTTAATGACATAAGCCCATGTCCTTTTTCTAAAAGTACCTTACTCAAATAAAAGTCTAAAGTACCTGCGTAACTATCACCAATTGTAACCCACGAACTATCACCGTTAGAACAGGCATCATAGGGATCTCTCAAGAAACATGACTCGCTTATTATTCCACTCCTCAAGTTCGCACCAGGGTTGCCCTTAAGCCTACGAAACTCAGGCTCTGAAAAGTTCATATATATATTTTGGGCTTGTAGGGACAACCTTGATATATCCCCATTAGTTGCATGAATATAATAGGAAAAAGTCATTATCATGATAAACGATGTAGTTGCCAGTATTTTCTTGTATAAATTATAACCACCCTTCCTGAAAGGTTTTTCTATAAAATAATATGATATCACTGCGACTAATATGGAAACAAAAATCAACGCCAAGCCAGTGAAAGTGTTTATTTCATAAAATCTTATTCTATAGAAGGCAAAGATTGGTTGATGCCATAAATACAAAGAGTATGAAATCATCCCTATAAATACAACAGGCTTGATCGAAAGTGTTTTACCACAAATGTCTTTGCTGTGATGTGCGAATATTATAAAAAGACACGTACCAATCACAGGAATCAGTGTTAAAAATGAAGGATGGTCTATTTTATCACTCATGAAAGTCAGTGAAAAAATTACCATAGCCATTCCTAGAAATGATAAGTATTTATTACTTCTCCTACCTATAATTGCTACCAAACAACCAGAAAGCAATTCCCAAGATCTTGAAGGTAGCAAATAAAATGCAGCATTTATATTATATTTGGCTTGATAAACAGAAACAGCAAAAGAAATAAACCACATTAAAAATACAATCCAAATGACTCTTTTTTTGAATAATTTTAACATTAAAAAAAGAATCGCAGGAAATATTAAATAAAATTGCCATTCTACAGACAAACTCCATGTATGCAAAAGTGGTTTTAAATCACTTGACTCGGAGACATAGGCATCCTCGCCAAAAAAGTAAACGTTTGATACAAATAGAGCCGAAGCTATTAGGGTTTTACCATAAATTAAAAAGGCATCTGGAAGTAATATTCCGTATGCAGCATAAGAAGCTACAATCAGCATAGCAAATAATGCTGGAAAAATCCTTTTTGCTCTGCTGTTATAAAACCCCCAAAAACTAAAACTATTTGATGCTTCTGAATTAAGAATAATTGAAGAAATTAAGTAACCAGAAAGCACAAAAAAAACATCAACCCCTAAAAACCCTCCAGGTAAAAGGAACGCGCCATTGAAACTTAATTTGGCATGATATATTAGAACAGCAAGTACTGCAATGGTTCTCAGCCCATCTAATTCAGGTCTGTAATTTATTTTGTGTTTCATTAATTTTATGCGTAAAGTAGTGTGTGTAGTGAAACCTCACGAGTATCATTATTATTAAAGAACAGTCAAGTATTTCATATAGTTTTTGTAGGGTTTATCCCAATTCTTTAACATTTCCATAAGAACTTCTGTGCGACGTCGGTACGTAATTTAATCAAAAGCCAATCAATCAGCTCAAAAAACGCACAAATCCTCGAGGCTGAGTACCCATCTTTATTACTGAAAATCTCAAGCTCTCAGAATATTTAAAACATGAGCCCAACGTGTCCCCCCCACCAAAACAATCGCATTTATTTTTGAGCAATTATTTATAAAGTCACTTCAGTCTTAAATCATTTTAGCACCATCTATGCATATTCCATTTCACCTTTAAATAAAATTTAATTTCTCATCGCGTTTTCAAGATCATCCAGCCTTCTGAGAAGCTGCTTAACCACGGGAACAAGATAAGCGGCACCAACTTCCCCAGGATCGATAATTTTTCCATCCTCGAATGTCTTGCTTTCACCGCTTACTGGGTCAATTACGGTCAGTGCTGATACCGAGATTAACTCCGAATCGAGAGTCTCAATATTTTGTGCGCTATACCCTACCTTTATCTTTTCAGGAGCCCATTTGAAGGTATATCTAATAGGTTTTAGTCCTGATATGAAGTCAACCGCCTCCTCTTCGGTAATCTCTCTTATTATGTTTTTAACGCGCTCGTCAGAAGCTGACGGAGTTATGTCACCATTTGCCGTGCTAATAACGCCAGACGAGTTTCTGAAAAGCCATCTATTTTGTTGTGAACCTGTACTTGCCAGCGCTGGCCCACTGCTACCAATGCTGTTAGCATCAATCCAGTAACCAAAGGATGCACTGGCCGCATAAGTAGATGTTGCCACAATGGATGTAGTGGCTCGCACTATGGCACCGACTGTAGTCCCGGTGTAACTTACCAGCGTACCTGTGGAATAATCGGTGTCAGTCCACAATTGGGCGCGCCCCTTCAACCCACGTATCAAAGTGATATCTTCGTTCTCTCCAGATTTTGCCGCGTAAAGATTAGTGCGAGCGATATCGGCATCAGTTGCCCCGGTTCCGCCGTCCGAAACTCCAACCGCCCCATTGCTCCGTTTCTGGACCAGTTTGCCGATCGCCGGAATGGTTACACGAGCACCGTTGATGGTAACGGTGATGTTCTGGTTTGCTGAGGTGGTGGCGAACGTCTCCCAAGCGCCGATGTTCTCGTCATAATCGTTGATCAGCTGAGACATGCTCTGCGCCAGGCCGTCGACCGAGAGACTATCAGTAACAAGAATGCCGTACTTCTGGCCGCTCAGCGCCGGAGACGCTGCGGGTGTAATCGTCAGTGACGTCGCACTGTTGATGGCCGTGATCTGAAACATCTGTACCGGGTTAGAGAGAACAAACAACGTCTGGCCAACCCGAATCTGGCTGGCCGGTGCCGTCCAGTTCGTGCCGGTGCCGGTGGCTGTATTTCCGTTAATGGCAATGGTGCCAGTGTTATAAAGCATATTTTCTCCAGGCAATAAAAAACCCCGCCGGAGCGAGGTTGATTAAAAAGACAGTTTATTCAGACGTACATATCGGGAAGAACGGGAAGATTCAACGGCGTTACAGTGTCATTACCAAAAATTGCATAACGCTCGCGCCCAAGATATTTCCCCCCCTGAACTGAAGCAATGCCGTTCTGTATTTTTATTCCGAACATTCGATACACGTACATGCCATTCACTTCGTGAGCCATCAGCCCGAATCTCCCCAGCGGAACATAGCCGCTACCGATGCTCACGGCGCTTGTCGAAGGGTTCCAGAGTTGGTTCAGATATACGAATGGCCGTTTTGTGGTTGAAAACGTACAGGCACCGGCAGCATTGACAATATTGAGGCCGGTACCAGGCTGCGGCGCTACGCCGCTGGCGAAGATAACGATGTCTATCGTACCTGTTGCGGGGGCGTCATCATTCGTGGACGGAGGGCTGAAGAACCTGACCGTATTTCCGTCGAAGTCAATCGTATTGCCGCTGTTGCAGCGTCCAAAAACGATATATTTCGACTTGTCATAACCTGCTATCGAGGGAACCGCCCAACCCCCGGTCGGAACATTAACGGTACCCTTCCAGATACACTGGCCTGACTGTGTGGCATTGGTTATCGAGGTGAAGTCTGTACTGTTGCTGATGAGCAAGCCCACCCCACTTCGCTGACCTGTCGGGAATATCTGCCATAGGCTTCCCGGAAACGTGTAAGTGCTGTCCCGTTCGCTGATGCGGTTGTCTTTCATCGTTGAGTTCTGCGTGACGCGGCCCCCCGATATGGTGACCGAGTTCATCTTATGAAGCAGCCCTGAATCAAGGTAAGCCGTAGCGTGCGGGATAAACAGCACCTGCGCCCCGGAAACATAACCAGTGATGTCCACATACTTTGCTTTCTGGTAGCCAGTATCAAAGCTGCCACCAAAAGACGGGCATCTCAGACCCGCCGTTATCTCCATGCGCTTTCCGCCGTCATTAAGTTCTATCAATAATCCTGTCGGCATCTTATGTCCATGTCCCCAGTACGATCCGGCCACCACCAGGAATGTTGACGGTTAAACCGTTGCCATTAATCACTGTTGTGTTGCCGGAGCCATTGAAAGAAAAATTACCGTTTGTGGCGTAAATCGAGCCGCGAACGGTCACGTTGTTGAACGTCGCGTAGCCTGACTTGTTGATGTGCCAGCCAACGTTCCCCGTGCCGTCCCAGGTTGTGGACTGGATGTAGCTGCCGATTTTGGTGTTGTCGATAGTCCCTTCACCAATCACAGTATTTCGGATAAAGGTCTGCCCGTTCTGGATAACGAACGGAAGGGTCACCGTAGCTCCGGCCTGGTGCGTTACGGCGAAGCGGTCAGCCAGGAAGATAACCTGCGACTGCATACCAGAAGGCGTATTCTCAACGCCGATCCCCATCCCAGCCGCGTAATACTGACCGTTGCTGGATAACCCGACCTTGATGCTGTACATCGCCTTCAGATCCCCGTTAACGTTCGCGATGGCCTGAGCGTTAGTGGTAATGGCTGAGGTATGTCCGTTGATGGTCGCCGTGATGCCGTTTATCTGCGTGGCGGTGGCCTGCTGGTAATCGGAGAAGGTCTGGTTCAGGCTGTTTATGGATGCCTTGTTGCCATTCACGTCAGTCTGCAAACTCAGCAGCGAACGCGCCGTTGCCTCCTTCTCGTTGACGATCACCTCATCAATGCGGTCCAGCTGCGCGCTGTTACCGGCGACCGATGCAGACAGCGTTTTGCGCGCAGCCACCTGCGCCAGGTTGCCCTGAATAATCGCGATGGCGGAGTTCTTCACTCCTCCCGCCATGCCGTCCATAGACACGCTAATGCTGTCGATTCGCTGGCCCAGCGCGGTATCAGCAGTCGCAACGGTCTGCTCAAGCTCTGAGAGAGAAGACGACACATCCCCAACCGTGCTGGAAAGCTCATTAACGCTGGTCTGAACCTTCCCGATGTCCTGCGCGTTTTTTGCGATTTCCTGCGCCTGCAGCTCAAGTTCGTCGTTGGCCTGTTTGATGTCGTCAGCCATGCCAGCAATTTTTTCATTGCTGTCCACCGCATTCTCGATCAGGTCTTTGAACGTATCGGAGTCTTTAATTTCCTCCAGAATCACATCTGTGATGTCGGAAACATCGATGCTGGCCTGTCCTCGTACCCATTCTATGTAACCTGATTCGTTGCCGCTGCGGTCCACCAGCTGCGCGCGGTACCAGAAAATCTGCCCAGCCTTAAGGCCCATCTGCTGATATTTGCGCTGCGGGTAAGGCACATCGGCCAGCAGCATCGCATCGTCCTCGGTACCGGTCAGGCTGTACTGAATTTCCGTCTTCAGCGTGTCGTCGGTATTCGCCGGGAATCCCCAGTTCAGCTCGATACCGAATACCACGTTTTCAGAAGCGATGAAGCCAACCGGCTTCGGTGGGTTGCCCACTTTACCCGTCAGCGTTTTCTCTTCTGAATAGCCCCATCCGGACGAGATTTCTGCGGCATTGATTGCGCGCACGCGCACCAGGTAGCGCCCGGCATAAATCCCCGGGACGTCGAATGACGTGGTGGAGGTGCGCGGCACGTTAACCCAGTTCCCGTCGTTGCGGCGCCATTGCGCTTCATAGGCGATAGCGTTCTGCGCCTGGTCCCAGCTCACGCGCATTGTTTCGACGCTGATATTTTGCTGCACCACAGAAAACGAGCTGATCACGATGTTCGCAGGTGGCGACTGGTTGCCCGGCGGGATCACGCTCACCGGCCGCTGGTCAATGATGGCTCCGGTATCAATGCGATCGAATTTATCCGGATCGTGATTTGCACCGACAATTGTGAACGTGCCGTCATTATTATCAGTTACCGTAATAACGCGATACTGCTGCGCGTAGAGCTCATCAGACTCAATGACCCATACGGCCTCAGCCACAGGCGTTTCACTGTAAGCGGTCGTAACGGTAACTTTATTGCCCGTTATCGACTGAATGGTGCGTGACTGAGAAACACCCGATGGAAGATTGACAATCATCCTGTCGGCTGCCGAAGCATCCGGCGCCCTGTCCAGCGTCAGCACGCGACCATTCACCGCAGAGATACGGCCGCCCAGATCGCGCCCTGAGAGATTTCGGTCCGCTACAGCAATTACATAGCCAGGCTGTGGAATGTTGCCATCTTCCCCTACATTGAAAGTAACAACGCGATCTTTGTTGTTGGTGAGGATCCCCCATCGCCCTTTCCGGTTCGCTTCCGACTGACGGGTACAACCGATCGCAGTTATCTCAAGTTGATTAAACCCATAACGCGCAACCAGCGCCTGCTCAAAAACAGGCTCCATCGCATCAGAATATGCGTTATCAGGATCAGACCAGGACACCAGCGCATTGGTGTAACGGTTCTTTGTGGTGCTGCTGGAATATGTAAAACGCCCTTTAATAACGTTCGCATGCGTGTATGTAAAATCAACATCTCTCGGCATGTCCGCCAGCGCCACAATCTGGTCGTCGCCCCAGTAGGTCATCCCACGGAAGATTGCAGCAAAATCACGCAGGACCGTATAAGCGTCGTTGCGTTCCTGAATGTACACGTTGCAGGTATAACGTGGTTCTGTACCACTTCCGCCTTTGCCATCCGATACCATTTGGTCGCAATACTGTGCAACCTGGTAAAGCGTCCATTTATCTATGTTGGCCGTTGTAAGACGATCCCCAAGTCCGAAACGGTCGCTAACTACCAGGTCATAGAAAATCCATGCAGGGTTATCGGTCCAGGCCCATTTAAATGTCCCAGCCCACGTACCGCTATAAGTGCGGGTTTCGGGGTCATAAGTATCTGGAACGCGGATAACGCGGCCGCGGGGCTCGCAGGAGATCTGCGGGATAGAGCCGTTAAACTGGCTGGAATCGAATTCGATATAGAGCAGCGCTGTATTTGGATAGCGTAACTTGGCGTCAATTACCTCAGTAAAACTCTGCAGCGACATCGTGTCGCCGATCTTCGCGCTGTTGGCATCAGAGGTAATCTTACGGAGTCGGATTGTCCAGGTACTGCCAGCCTGAGGTAAATCAATACGGTGGCTGCGCTCGTAACCTGAAGTCGTTTTGCCGGTCACACTGGTATTGAGTACCGTCTGCCATGTGCCACCATCCGTCTGCAGGTCAATCGCATAATTAACCGAGTAACCGACCAGATCGCCGTCGTCCTCCTGCTTGAAAAGCGAAGGCCATTTCAGGCGCAGGCGAACCGCTGAAAGCTGCATATTGGTAAACGTGCGCGTCCACGCTGTAGCGCTCGATACCTCAGTTCCCACGTTGATTTCGTTTTCGGTACCGGGTATGCCCTGAATATATTTTTGCGCCTGAGTTCCCGCGCGAAATTCCCACGTAACGCCGCTGAAGTTTTGAGAGCCGTCAGCATTCTCCAGAGCCGTTCCGTCCAGGTAGATATCTTTCGCCGTCAACTGCCCTGCAAATTCACCCTCACCTAGTGCAACGAGGATTTTCGCCTTTGCTATAGATTGCAGATCGTCAGGCTGTTTGAATCGCCACGCGTTTAACAGACACCTCAGAGTCATTTAAGATGACTTAAAGAGAGGTGCCCATGAGCGGTAAGCGTTATCCTGAAGAGTTTAAAACTGAAGCAGTCAAACAGGTTGTTGATCGCGGTTATTCTGTTGCCAGCGTT